AAGTATTACCGAAGATTCTCAGACGTGCTGAACGAGGGAAGTATTCCGCATAGATAAACGTACCGCGTTCAATTTTATTGTGGATTTCGCCGAGTGTTCGCTCGGCATATTTGATGTTTTTACTGTTCACTTCGAGGTTCGAAAGTGGTTCTCGACATTTAACCCCTTTATAAGTGAACGTGATATTTATGGTTTCACCCTGGCTGTGCTTCCTGATGGTCACGCCGCGCGGGAGTTTAGGCGACTCTGTCTTGCCCATTTAGCTACCTCACTTAGATCAATCCATCTCTCCTTAACGCCTTCCACCTTCAGCACTTGAACTCCCTCCCGCCACACACCACGCTGCACGCGTTTATTGATGGCTTCGAGAGTCTCGCCTGTTTCACTGCAATAAGTTGAGATAGGGACACAATCGAGGTTCAGCATAATTCCTCCACTTTACCGGCTGCACCCGGTCACTCTTTAAAAATACAGGTCCCGCAACCATTGCGGGCCCAGTCACAACAACTACCACATCGGTTTACTTTTTTGTTTGTGGATCCTCCTGCTGCGGTGCTGCTGCAATCATCGCAGCCCAGCACAACTTAACCCGGTGCGCCGCCTGCTCGCAGCCGCTCATAGCCTGGACTGTCTTCCATGCTTCTGGGTCACGGAATTCTTCACGTAGCTCTGCCTCGAAGCCGGCGATGATCATGTTCTCTGTCGGCTCAACCGGCACAGACACCAACCCATTCGACATGCTGCTGGTCGACTCGACATTTTTTTGCAAGAAATCCAATGCCCGCAAGGGCTGGATGGTGGTTGGCGACTCAGCGTTTATAGTTTGACCTCGGGGCGCTGCGGCGCAGCTGGCGTTCCAGCCCTCCATCCAAATGAGTGCCGTGACGATCGGTAATTGTTTAATTTCTTCTGGCAGCGTTTCAATGGTCATTTTGTTCGGCACTACTGGTGCGGGCGGCGGGGCGGCGGCATAGAGCGGGCCGGGATCGACATCATGACGACGCCAGCGGATATCACAGGTCCTTTCCTCGGTCGGTGATGACCAGGCGACTACATCAGCCACCGGCTCCTGCTCCATACCATCCAGCAGCAGACGGGCCATATCACGCACCACCTCCGGAGTTGCCACGTCATCATTCAGGTAATCCCACGCGCGGATCATCCCGTCTGTGTTTTCTTTGGACATGTCTGGGTTTTCATCGGCCAGCGCCGTGATCACTTCTTCTGCGCTATCGATGATCTGCGTTAACTGCTCTTTGGTGAATTTAGCCATGGATTAGTCCGCCCAGTAAGTAAGTTCTTCCGCCAGGCGGTCATCTGCCTCGGCCTGATTCGGGATATCAGCATCGGTTTCAATGCTGGCTCCTGCAAAATCACGAGCGCAGGCTTTCCGGTGCTTGCGGTTACCCATGCCCCATTCTGGGTTTTTCAGCTCTTTGTTCCATGCGCGCAGCATGAGTTTCATTGGTGACTTAGACATATCAGCCCTCACTGTTGATGCTGCGGGCGGCGAGCCAGTTACGAACGCCGATATACTCAGAATTTCGGAAGCCGCTTTTGACGTAGATGAACGGCAGCCTAAGGTTGTGGCCGTTACACGTCAGGTAGTCTTTGCAGCCCTGTTCGGTGAAGCAGCAAGTTACGAATTCGTCTATCTCTTTAACTGCAACTCTGCGCCATTTTTCTGGCGGCTCGCGATAGTTTTCATGGAGCAATTCGAGGCGCATTCTTTGGCGTTCATTGGCCTCGTTCCCATCCTCATCAATCCACACGATGCGGTCATGGTCATAGTCTTCATGAGCAACAATTTCTCGCTTCTGGTAAACGCAAAACATCGGCTCTGAGGTAACGCGATTATCCTGTGTTCGAATATTTTCACCGATGACAGCGAATGAATCAGGAGCAACCAAAGCATCCCTCTGCTTCGCCGTTTCGCGCTGCGCCACCAGTGCAACATCCAGTCGTGTGGCCAGCTCCCTTACCAGTTCTGCTGATGCTTTCGGCAAATAGCGTGCAGCGTGGTGGGCGGCGTGAATTAACTGAATATTGGTCAGGCGCATTTGCGGATCCCCGTCAGTTCGTTGAACCGGGCCATGAACAGACCGTAGGCCTGGCCGGGGCGAAGCGGGATAACGGTAAACAAGTCGGTCGGTGGGATGCCTTCGAGCACTGGCCACTCGGTACCATCGTCGATATCCAGATCCCGGCGTTCGGTACCGAGCATGACCAGGTCGGCATACTTCACCGTATCGTGCTGGTGGGTCGGTAATCCGAACTTCGCACGGATTTCGCTATCGACATACGCCTCGATACGCTGGTAATCCGGGAGCAGGCGTTTCAGCGGCGCCGGGATGTCCTGGCAATACGCTTCAGCAGCATCATGCAGCAGCGCTTCAAGCGCGAACTCTGCGGGAACCAGCTGGCTGACAAGCACCGAGTGCTGCGCGACGCTGTAGAACTCCGGCAGGTGGCCGGCAAAGCGGCAGATGTGAGAAAGGGCAGTGGCAATATCCTCGATCACGATATCTTCGTGATGAATATTGAGGTAGTTAATATGCTTCCCGGATAGTGTCTGAATATATGACATTACGTGTTCTCCATTAATACGCGCTGCACCGCGCCTGATTTTTGGTTGAGCGAATCCCTCGCCTGCTGGCGATCGTTAATTTAATTTCGCTTCACTAAATGCCCCTGATGCGGGGCATTTAAGGCAACGTAATTAAGCGCTGAACGAGCCGATAAAGGTTTCCACTTGGCTGTCTTTGAACTTCTCGACCAGCAGATCACGGAACTCGGTGGCCATATCTTCCTGCTGGGCTTCAAGCTGAACAATACGCAGTACAAGGGTAGGGCGATCGCCGCCGATGATGCTCAGTCGCAGCTTGAACGGACGCTCCGCCAGGCCCTCGAACGGCACGCAGCGATACTCGAACGCCACCGGCATGATGTCCTGCGTGCGAGCTTCAACACTTTCCATCAAAGAGCGCTTGCCGCTGAAGTCCTGATCCTCGTAGTCTGCTTTCTGGATGGATTCGATAGTGATCTTGCGGATCGCCGCCGCAGACTTCTTCGCGTCGATCGTTTCGCCGTCGGCATCGAAGCCGAGCAGGTTTTCTGCCCAGTCTTCCAGCCACTCGGCCAGCTCTTTCTGGCTGTGGCGATCACCGTTGACTGAAAGCAGGGAGGCGAATGGGGCGGTCTTTTTCAGTGCCAGGTGCGCGGTGTTGTCTGCATGCCCTGGGCTTTCGATTGTGCCGAGGTTGAAGACTGCCGCTGCGCGCATATCGTCGGCGTTGATAAAGCAGCGACTACCTTCCGTAGCGTAGCCAGTGGAATAGCGCGTAAAGTCTTCAATGCTGGCGGTGACCATCTTGCCGCGGAAGCGGTAGCGCTCCAGGCAAAGCGATTCCAGGCTATCAATGCGGACACCCTGCGGAATGACAGCTGCAGGGCAATCCACGCTTTCGAGCTTCTCTTCCATGTATCGGGAGAGTGTCAGATCGCTAATTTTTTCGATCGCGGTACCGTCTAAAGAGTGAGACATGATTCTTCCTTAAGAAAATGTGAAAGGGTTACTGCTTGGCGCGCAGCTTCGCGTCGGCATCGCCGGCAAGAGTGAATAACTGGCCCTGATCTTCCTGAAGGATGGTCAGCTTACCGCCGCGGTTCACATACATTGGGGTTTCGGTGCTGTCCTCTTCAGAGGATTTGCCGCGAGGAGTCGGGCGTACATAAGCCAGCTTATGCTTGATCATCACGCGCTTCTCTTCGACGGAGTTGCTCATGCGGTCCAGCTCAAAGGTCAACGTAACTTTTCCCTTCTGGCCGTTGTTGAGCACGCCGAAGGCGACCTCACTCAGTGCCACGGCGATCTTGTTCTGGAACACGCCGCCGTCCAGTTCGCCCATAAACTCGGGCACATCGGTCAAACGTTCATTACTCATCGGGTATACCCTCTGAAAACAGGCTGCTGACACAGCCGGGTTAGTTTCTCCACACAACACAGGAGAGCACCTGCACAATATCTCGACTGCAATCGCCTTATGTGCCCGGGGGGATTGGGTTATGAGCCCGTCGCCCGGTGATGCTCTCGTGTGTTGCGTAAAAAAATTGCGGCATCCTCACGGGTAGAGACAGATGCCGCCAAAGACAGCAACGCAGCTTTTACAGGTTTTAGGTTGTGATATCGGGCCGCTGGCACATTTGCCATATGCGGTTGATTTCAAGATAATCATAAATTGCGAGTAACGCAAGTAATAAAATGCATATTACGCAATTTATAGGTGCAAAAAAAAGACCTCATATGAAGTCTTTATTTGTGGGAGGCTTTCTATCCGTGGCGTTTGAAGGATTGTGACTGGCTGATCAAAACCTTTCCGTAGATGTAAAACCTATGCTCGTTATCCTTCGTAATGTTCCATTCTCTATACATAGGGTTGTCTGAAATAACCAGCAGCTGGTCTGGAATCATCTGAAGGCGCTTAACATAAACTTTGCCGTCAAAACCAAACACATATATGCCATCACCATCAAATTCATTAATGTTTACATCAACAAAGATGAGATCACCAGGTTCAATAGTAGAAGCCATGCTGTCGCCACGAACATTGATGACTTTGACTCCAGACGACGTTCTGCCGCCAAACATAGCTAATGCCTGGTCGTTGCTGTATTCGATAGCATGGATGACATCTATGACATCGCTACCCTGAATATGTCCTGCCCCGGCGCTTGCGCTCACATCAAGTACCTCGACTCTGTATACATCAGCAGCCTTACTGAATGGTGTATCGCTTCCACTGTTTATGTATACAGTAGTATCATTTTCAGCAGAGGTAAATAGGTCTGGGACACTGACGCTTAAAGCGTGAGCAAGTCTGTTAAGTGTTTGTTCTGAGAACTGCTTTTGTTTACCCGTTTCGAGGCGGGAAATATTGGCAGCATCAACCCCCACAGCCTCTGCAAGCTCTGCGATTTTTAAATTCTTCGCTAGGCGAAGTTGTCGTATGCGAGATCCTATATTCATGCGCCCATTACATGTTGTTTTTGCGTCTCATGCAAAGCAACTTGCGCAATTCGCTAACTTGCAATAACATGCGTAATACGCAAATAAAGGAGGTATTATGCAATCGCCGTTAAGAAAATTGCGCAAATCGCACGGTATGACCTTGTTGCATGTTGCGACTGGCGTACAGGTTGACCCAGCAACGTTGAGCCGCATTGAAAGATGCGAGCAAGTCCCCTCGGTTGAACTGGCGGAACGTCTTGCCAAGTTCTTTGAAGGAGAGATCAGTGAGTTGCACATTTTATACCCGAGTCGTTAT